ATGCGGCGGTCGCCGGATAGCCACTTGTACAGCGTCCGGTTGTGGACCCCGAGAGCCGTGGCGACCTCCGAATCGATCAGGTCGCGAGCGACCCGCAGCTTCCAGACGCTCTCCCGAAAATGCTCGCGGGCATTATCTCCAGAGACGTAGGACATTATTGGTTCTCCTCATGCAGGAAGTTAATCGCGACCTGTTTTGAATTGGTATTGATCCGCTGGCCCCGGATCGTCCGGGCCAGATACTCGCCGGGCCGGATGCGGGTGATCCAGCCGAGCGGACGATTATCGAGATAGATCGTCGTGATGTCGTCCTCCTGATCGATGCGGGTGGACGGCTCGCAGCCCCTTGGCTGGCGCGGGCGCGGAGCGTCGAGGACGACACCGCACATATCCGCAATGTGACGAGGAAGGTCGGTCATCGGAAATACTCCCACAGTCCATATGCCAAAAGCGATAACCACCCAGCCACAAGGCCGATCAGGATGAGGACCAGATCGATCCGTTCCGCGCGCGTCATGGTTCACCTCGATGGTTCAGGGCGGCTTTACGCTCCTCATCGACATGGAATGGCGAGTCGATTGTCGCCATGCGAGCATATCCACGCTCGACCTCAAGTGCTGCGCGAGCCTGAGCTTCTGTGCGCCCATAGCCGCTGATATCGCCATCCTGCGCGCACCAGTATCCGTCAAGAAGAGTGATCGTCATTCTCCGTCCTCCTGCGCCTGAGCGACACGGATCGCCTCGACCAGAGCGATGCGGTCGCCGGAGACCTCAACGCGAATGAACGTGAGCGGGGCCGCGCCGCCGCCGATCGCCACATCGATGATCGGACACAGGCTGCGCGCCATCCACGCCTGCGCGATGTCCGCAGCCGCGCGCGGGCAGGTGGTCGTGTGGTAATGGTCGAGGTCGCCGGTGATGTGGATCATCGGTCAGCCCTCCTTCGCAATGATCTTGCCGGTCGCCGCGTCGCGACGGGCTTCGACCCACTTGCCGCGTCGAGCGATGAGCAGATGACCATCCCAGCCGACGTTGCGCGCGACCGCGCCGCGCTCGGCACGACGAGGAAGGCGAGTGGCGGTGTCCATGCTACGGTCGGCGTAGAAGATATCGTAGAGCATCATCTCAATCTCCATCAGTGAAGGTAGCGGGCAGGATGTTACTCCTGCCCGCCGGGCACTTCAAGCCGCCACGACGACGCGGGGCTTGATGCGGATCGTCTCGACCTGCGAGACCTTGGTGCAGGCCGCGACCTGCTCGGCGGTGAGGAACTGAGCCGCCGCCTTGGCGTCGAAGCTCTTGCGCTCGCTCAGGCTCAGGGTGACGAGGACATGCGTCCCCTCGATCACCTCGCGCCCGAGAGCGCGGATCTCGGCCTTGATGGCGTCGAGGGTCGCGAGGGCCGCGTCGGCCTCCTGCTTCGCGATGGCGTACTTGTCAGCGAGGTTCATCTCAATCTCCATCTTTATCCCGATCACCACAACGATGTCGGTAGGCGCATCATACGGATGCCCAGCGGGCAGTCAACAACTATTTTTGCAGAAAGACGCAGCCAATATCAATGACTTAGCCGATCGCCACCAAAGTCACCTCGCAGGATCGACCCTCGCCGCGCCAGCAGAGATGGATCTCCTCTGCGTCGCAGTCGTCCGTTAGAACCCCGGCATCCACCAGCGCATCGCTCAAGGCCTTGAGCAGGTTGTCGAGGTCGCGCCTCCGTCGATCAGGTCGCTGGAACGCAACAGCGATGCGGTATCGTCCGTCTATACTGGCCCCGCGAGCTTGCAGCTTGATCGACCAGATCGCCTCGTTGCGCCATGCGCTGTACTGCGCGCTGCGGTACATTCGCCCCTTGCCTGAGCGCCATAGGCGATTGACCGATGGCGGCAGCGGCAGCAATAGATGAATGCAGGTTCGTGAGAGGCCATGCACGAGGATGGGATCAGTCGGCATACAGGTCGGGCCGCAATAGCTCGCGGCGAATGCCGCTGATCTCCGCGACGCGACGCAAATGCCGCAGCGGCACGCGACGCCAATGCGAAACCGCAGCCCGGCTGATGCCGAGGCGTCGCGCGAGTTCGCTCTGCGAGCCAATCGCGGAGAACAGGTCGATGAGAGCCGTGTCGCGGCGTCGAGGTTGTTTGGTCATGGGGTTGGTCTAGCACGGTCCGCAAATTTGTTGAAGAGGGTGTTGACAGCCCTAAACGCATAGGCTAAACGACTTCCTGCCGGGTCTTCCGGCGCACTTGAAATGGAGATCGACATGACGACGTTTCACGCTCATATCGCTGACACCGCCGGTTGCGCCGTGGAGGCGCATGATGTCATCCGCCGCGCCCGCGCGCGCATCCGCCTGCAATTGAAGGCCGCTCTGAACGAGATCAGCGAAGCTACGTCGCGCGGCTGCGCTTGCGGGGTCGGCCTGTTCGACGATGACATCGCGAACATCATCGCACGCCTCGATGACGATCTCGATGATGCGCTGGCGGATGCCATGACCGATCTGGAAGAGCGCGCGCAGGGGGAGGGCTGATCATGATCCTCCCCAGCATCACCACGAACAGCACCAGCAAGGCGCGGCTCATGGGTCAGCAACTCAACATGCTGCATGGGCTGCGCGAGGCCCGGTCGTGGATCGTTGACGCCGAGCCAAATGGCCGAGACTACGTCGGTCGCACGGCAGACTGGCTGGCTGCACAGGATCATCATCTCGCGCGCCTCGCCCAGATCGACGCAATGATTGCGGAGATCGAGGCGTATTCCGAAGCTCTGGACCAGATGTAAGAAGGAGGAACTACAAATGCAGATGTCCAATTCCATCGCTGCCCTCGCTGCCGCTCTGTCGGCAGCACAGGGCGCAATCGAGGCCGCGTCGAAGGGTGCGGTTAATCCGTACTTCAAGAGCCGCTACGCCGACCTGAACGCCCTGCGCGAGGTCATCCGTGAGCCGCTTGCCGCGAACGGACTGAGCGTCGTTCAATTCGCTCGCTCGACGCAGGGGGGCGAACTGGTCGAGGTCGAGACGATGCTGGCGCACTCGTCGGGAGAATTCCTGCGCGACACGCTGGCCCTGCCGGTCGGTCGCAAGTACGACAAGGCTGGCAATCCAATGCCGGTCGATGTTCAAAGCATCGGTAGCGCAATCACCTACGCTCGACGCTATGCCCTGTCCGCCATCCTGTCGCTCGCAGCGGATGATGACGATGGCAACGCTGCGGTCGGCTCTGCCCCGCCAGAACGGACGCCAACCAGCCTGATGCGCGCCGGTCGCGAAGCGGCGGAGAAGGGCGAGGCTGATCTCCGGGCATGGTGGAACGGGCTGCACGAAAACGACCGGGGCCTGATCTCGCCGGGCGACCGGAAGATCCTGAAGAACATCGCCGCGACGGCAGATTACCATCGCGCGAACCCTGACAAGCAGCAGGAGAATGAGTGATGGAAGACATTGTAACTCGCTTGCGTCGCGCAGTCGATAATGAGCCATTCATGCTGGGCGGAGAGCATGATCTGCTCAAGGATGCCTTGAATGAAATCATCACTCTACTTGGATGCTGCGATGGGGCAGCGGCGCAGGATTCTCATGTCCGCCGAGAGCGCGAGGAGCATCGTGTCGAGGTGGAGAGGCTGCGCGAGGCGCTGATCTGGTACGCCGACACGCGCAACCATTTCCCTGTCGAGCGTCGCAGCCCCGGCGATCCTGATCCCGCTGTAATTTTTGTGGAGGAGCCGCCGATCATGAGCGATGGCGGCAGACGAGCGCGTGTTGCGCTGGAGGGCAAGCCATGACCCGCCGCAAAACCGATGGCGAGCGCCTCGCTGACAGGTTGTTTGGGCTCGCTTTGGACAATCAAGAGCCGAAATGGCTCGCTATGCAGATCGATCACATCCTTCGCAAGCGCATGGCAGAGGCGTGGGAGGAAGGATGGATACTCGCATGGGAAAGGAAGATTGGAAGAAATCCATATCGAGAGAGGAATAGGAAATAATGGAACAGAGAACCGCAGAATGGTTTGCGGCGCGCGCGGGAAAGGTCACAGCTTCCCGTGTGGCCGACGTAATCGCAAAGACCAAGAGCGGCTACTCGACCAGCCGGGCAAACTACGCTGCTGAACTGGTTGTCGAGCGCCTGACAGGGAAGCCTACGGAAGGCTTCACGAACGCTGCCATGCAATGGGGGATCGACAACGAACCTCTGGCGCGGGCGGCATATGAGGATGCCACGGGCAACATGGTCGAGGAGGTCGGCTTTGTTAGACACCCTGTCATCGAGATGTCTGGTGCTTCCCCTGATGGCAGGATCGGTGTCGAGGGACTGGTCGAGATCAAGTGTCCAATGACCGCTACCCATATCGAGACGTTGACCACCCGGCAGATCCCCGCCAAGTATGTGACGCAGATGCAATGGCAGATGGCTTGCACGACCGCTAGCTGGTGCGATTACATCTCGTTTGATCCGCGTATGCCAAAGCACATGCGGCTGATCGTGATCCGACAGGATCGTGACAACAAGCTCATCGCAGAGCTTGAAAAGGAAGTGACTGCGTTCCTCAAGGAGATTGATGAGCGCATCGCAAAGCTTAATGAACTCTATGAGGAGGATGACAATGGCATATGAAGTTCGCGACAACAGCGGCACTCTCTTTCGTAACGACAAGAAGCGGAATGAGAAGAGTCCCGAATACACCGGGGCCGCTCGCATCGATGGTGTGGATTACTGGATCAATGGTTGGGTGAAGGAGAGCAAGAACGGCACGAAGTTCTTTTCCTTTGCGTTCAAAGCAAAGGACGCTCCCAAGCAGGAGAGCAAGCCTGCAAGCGCCAACCTTGACGACGATATCCCATTTTGAGGTGATCCGTGAGCAACCCTATCAGCGAGGAGTTCAGGATCATCGCTAAGAAATGGGTCGAGGCTGACGCGGCTGCGAACATGCTTGAAGAGAGCAAGAGCGCAGTCCTAGCCAAGATGATTTCTGCACAGGGAGACATGCCTGTGAACCGCGCGGAAACGCGGGTGAAGTCATCTGATGACTGGAGCGACTACATCAAGTCGATGGTAGACGCCCGCGAGAAAGCCTCGATGCTCAAGGTTCAACTTGAATACATTCGGATGAGATTTTCCGAGTGGCAATCCTTTGAAGCCAATAGGCGAGCGGAGATGAAGTTATGACAACCTCAGATAAAGAAAAGATATGCCTCAACATCATGAAGCTTTTTGGATCTGAAGCTACGGAGGCTGATGTCATATCTGTCCTGATGTCTCTTCTGGTTGGCAAGGCAATCTATCTTTCATCGACAAAAAATGAAGCAATCGAGAAGATTGCAGATCTGTCCGCTCAAGCCCTGATCATGATCGACTCGTTCCAAGGCGCAGACATTTGCCATTGGAGGAGTGATGGGGAGTCCGTTCAATGAGGAAATTCCGCCTTTCAACGCTTATGAGAGCAATAAAGATTGCCGAGACAAGATTTCTTGAGGCAAGGGCAAAGAACATGAATGATGCCACGACTTATCATTCCAATTACATGGAAATAATGGAGCGTGACATTACTGGCATTTTGGGAGAAATGGTTGTTGGAAGGGCGATTGATCCCAATTACATGCCATCTGTAAACACATTCCACGGCACATCGGACGTTGTCAATGGAATTGAAGTCAGATCCACTCAACATCAAAATGGCTCTTTAATAATTAGAGACAACGACGATCCTTCTCGAAAATATGTCTTGGTTGTAGTTCAGCCGATGATTGGATTTGATATCAAGGGCTGGGTTTACGGATATGAAGCAAAAACTGACGAGTGGTTCAAATCAGACGATGGAAGGCCAGCGTGGTGGTATAGGGGTAAGCTTCGTCAAATCAGCGATCTCTTGCCATGAAGCGCGTCAGGATCAGCACCAAGACGCGCATGACGATCTTCCTGCGTCATGGTGGCGTATGCCATATGTGCAAGGGCAAGGTTCAGATTGGGGAGGAATGGGACGTATCCCATGAGATCCCGCTGGAACTGGGCGGCAAGGACGACGAGTCAAACTGGCTTGTTGCACATCGTAAATGCCATCGTGTACATACAGCGACGGTTGACGTTCCGCGTATAGCCAAGGCCAAGCGGCAGCAGGCAAAGCATTTGGGTGCTGTTCGCAGCCGGTCCCCCATACCGGGGAGCAAAAGCTCTAAGTGGAAAAGAAAACTAGACGGAACAATTGTCCTTAGAAACGGAGAATAAAATGCGTTTTCTTGTCACTATGAATATGCCCTCGGCGCAGGGCTATTCTGTCCATCAGGTCACGGTCGATCATACCGCGCCAAGCCTGAACGAGTTCTGCGATCTTCTCAACGAACACGATTTCATTTTCGTTCGCCTGATCTATCGCATCAAGGGACCGAACGGAGAGAGCCTGCTGCGTGATCGTGGCGACATGATCCTGAACACTTCGCATGTCGGCAAGGTTCAGGAGTTTGTTTCTCAGTCACCTGAAGAGAAGGATGGAAATGATGATGCGGTCGTTACCTATTCTGATCATCGCAACAATCCTCTTCGGATGCCCCGCAGGCGCGGGTGAAGCCGTCGTTGCAAACGTCGTCGCTAGGGTGGCGCACCGAGAACTCGGGCCTGAGTGGGTGCCAACTGCCCTAGCGATCGCGAAGAAGGAGTCGAGGCTGCGTTGCGATGCCTCTGGCAGGGGTAAGGCTCTAGGGATCTTTCAGGTGGTCCCCATCGCAGCTAAGCATCTTGGCTACGATCACAAGAGGATCAAGGAAGACTGCGTCTACGGCATCGAGGCTGGCATAGCCCATATGGTTGCCTGCCTCAAATCTGCTAACGGCAAAATGACCGAAAGGCAGATGAAAGCTTGTCATGTACATGGAATCAATGGATGGAGAATGCGTTATGGATATGCTTCCTCTGGGAATCCTTCGCCGTAAATTAACAGATAGAGACAAGCTTGTCCTGTCTCTCTGGAAGAAGGGTCTTACAGGCTCTCAGATCGGAGAAAAGATTGGCACTACCAGAAGCGCGATCCTTGGCCTGATCAACAGGCTCAGGGCTGCTGGCTATGTCGAGTACCGCGCCAAGAATCCAAGGCCCAAGAAGGACACTCCTCCCAAGCCGAGGAAGGCCCCAGAGAAGAAGCTAGACCAGTTTGAGCTTCTGATATCCGCCCCGGTCGTCATCCCTGTTCCTGAGCCAAGCAAGCCACTCACGATCATGGAACTGACGCGCCGGTCCTGCCGGTACATCTTGAACGACGGGAAGCCGTCATCATTCCTGTATTGTGGCAAGACGACCGAAAGAGGATCGTACTGCCGAGATCATCACAAGATTTGCTTCACAGTCGTTCAGAAGACAAACAAGCCTGCCATTCTCGTCAACAAGCTTGTCTCCACGATAAGATGATCAGGCAAGATCGTTAATCATTACTCCAGCGATCTTTGTGGTTGTCTGGGTGAAGTAAACAAGGATGTCCACCGCATTTGCCGTGGATGTCAGCGATGGCGCGGCTCCACCGGAGAACTTCCAGTAGCTGCCAAAAGACAACGTGCGGCCTCCGGTGGCGTCCTGCGTGATGATGATCGCTCCACTCTGACCAGCCGTGATGTTGGTCGGATTGGCAAGTGTCCTGTTTCCACCAATCGTCAACGAAAAATTGTTCGACACGGCAAAGTCAGGAGTGATGGTCGCGGCATCCGTAAGCACGGAAATCGCGCCGCTCTGTCCTGCGCTGAAGGAGTTCGCAGTCGTCAGTCCCGGCACAGACAGGTTCGACCGAGCGCCAGATGCCGTGCCGCTACCCGTGCCGCCATTGGCAACAGACAGGGGAAGGCTCGCGCTCTCGACGTAGTCGATCTTCCTGATGTTGGTGCCATCGGAGATGACCACGGTCCTGTATCCGCGAGAGACGGTCGTGCTGGTCCCGCCCCCGCCAGAAGCAATCGTGATGGCATGGGGACCACCGGAGGAGTCCGTCGTGCCGTTGTAGACGATCCATTGCCCGCCGACACCGGAAGGAATGGTGTAAGTGACTGGCGCGGAGATCGCCCCCGTGATCGACAGGAACAGAGGCTCGTACTGGGCAGCAGTAAGAGTTGCGCTTCCGCCCGTCGCATTCAGCGAGGTAGTCGATCCAAAAGCCGCATCGATGACATCGAAGTTGCTATTGAGAGGAGTATTCCAAGTATCAATGTATGAATTGTATGCGGGCTTCTCGATGTTCTTGTTTGTTGTATTGGACATGACCGACCTCAGATGTGACGGTTGGCGACCGCGAGAGCCTGCACAACGTGTTCGTCGGGCTTCTCTAGGATCGTCTCAGTTTGCTTGCCGATGCTCTTCTTTGCAATCTCTGCCGCGCGGATCAGCTTTTCTGCTGCATCCTCATGGACGATGCGACCACCGGAGGCGCGAGCGACACGACCGCCGGATGCGAGACTGGCTCCACGCATCTTGTCCTCGTAGAACTTCCTGATCCCGCGAACGGTCTGATTTTTCAGATTGGGGTTCTGCTCAATAAGCTTGGAGTTTGTGAATTTCGCGCCTAGACGCTGCCAAAAATCCTCCGGCAGGTCTGCAAAGCGAGTGTTCTGGTCAAGCCTCATCAGCGCAGCCGCGCCAGCGGCACCAAAGTAGTGCGCCAGACCAAGGTCAGCGTATGTCGGCTTCCTGCCTGTGATTCTTTCCAAAGCATCTCTGTTCTGATTTGTCAGCCAAGCTGCTGCCTGAAACTGCTGTTCTGCGGTTGCCGCAGTTGGGTCAGCGGGAAGTCCGGGAATATTCTTCCTGATGGTTTCCCAAGTCTCAGGCATGAACTGATATCGTCCGCGAGCGTTGGACATCCTGTTAACGGCCCGTGTGTCACCCGCGCTTTCGACCATGCCAATGGTCTCAAGATATTTCCTCAGAGAAGGCTCTTCAATCGGCTCTCCTATTGTGCGCTGCGGAGCAGTCGCGCCGTAAAGAGCCGCTCTCGCTGCTGGAGATGTCGCTGCCTTAGCCCCCGCGCCAAGACGGCCCGCTGTATAACTTAGATTTGCCATTACGCGAGGAGAGTGCAGGGCTGCCTGAGCGGGAATCGCGACGGCGGCTCCAAGAGGCCCCAAAATTCCAAAATGGCCCAAAGATGCAGTACCAAGAATAGCCTGACGCAACCCACCGGGAAGCCAATCATGCAGTTCATTGCCAGCAATCATAAATGGAATTCTTGAATCTCTCTTGGCAAGCTCATCAATCAACGCGAGCTTTGTCTGGTTGTCTTTTGCAGACAAAATTTTCTTGAGGGATGTACTCTTAAGGGTTCGCCGTCCAAGTCCAAGTGCGCCGGAAATCTCAGCAAGATCATCAGATGTCTTGCCATAAGCTTCCATAGTCTTCATGTACTTTGGGCCAATTTTTGGATCAGCCGCAATTGTATCCCTTACTGCATTGTATACACCGTGCCCAATTTTCCTTGAAATTGAATCTCCATAATTATTCATCCTATCTCCAATTGTAACTTTAAGCTCATGGGCACCCTTCAGGCTACCAAATGCTGGGTCAGCAGAATTTGATTTGTAGAAATTTACAACATTTTCCAATTCACCCAAAAGTCTAGCAGAGTTTTGATATTTTTCCATAGAAGCGCCAGAGGCGCCAATGTTGTAAACCATTTTGCGAGCATCGTCCAGCGCCTTATCAATCAGGCCATATTGCGTATTGGGAATATTCCCGCTATAAGCATCTTCCATAGATTTGAAGAAATTATCAGACCTTTCTTTCTGCATTTTTCCAAATGCAGCCCGAACAGAATTTACAATTTCAGCCTCATCTGCTTTTCCAGTAAGATGGGAGACAAAAGCTTCTCTATCAATTTTTGGTGCGCTAAATCCAGCTTCAGCAGCTTTTCTATAGGAAGAATATGATTCGCCAGCAAAAAGTTTTTGCGCCAAAGCCGTAGTTGGTCCAACAATTTTCCTTGCAGTTATTGCCGGAATAGCAACTGAGGAATAAAGAGGATCAAGATATTGAGCAGCCTGTCCCGTCCGCTCTAGAGCCTTGGCAGCGGCACCAGCCATGCCAGTCGTTTTGCCTGCAATGCCTGTAGCCCTTGCAGCAGCAGATGTGCCACCAGTAACGAAAAGAGAAAGATCGGCAAGAACTGAAGCTGGGTCAGTCTCGATTGCCCTCTTCACACCTTTGACAGAGCCATATTTTGTTGCATATTCATTTACAAATGCGTCAAGAAGAGCCTCTTTTTGAGCCTTCTCTTTAGGGTCTTGTGCCGCGCCAAGCGCACCCTCTGCCTTTGAATAAAGGCCGGAACCTAGCTGACCGATTGCTGTTCCTGTTTCGACGGGATGAGTGACAGCGTGAATAACATCTCCCGCCATCCTCTTTACAGATGGGAAAAATTGCTCCTTTGCTCCGCTGAGAGTTTCAGACCAAGTCTTTTCTTCTTCAGGGACGGCAGGAGCTTGAGGACGAGTTGAACTCTCAGGTGCGGCTCTACCCGCAACATCAGAAAGCCTAGATGGAGTTGTGCGAACCTGAGACTGCGGGGAAGTTGCAGCCTCAAGATTCCTTAAAAAATTAGATTCACCACCAGAAGTAACAGAAGAAGGCTGATCTGTTCGCATAACTGGCGATACAGAATCAAGCTTCCTAAGAAAATCTGATTGCTGAGTCTGATCCATGACGCTCACCTAAAATACCGCATCATTCCAGCACCAAATTTCCTCTCAAATCCTTCCTGATCCTCCTTGGTAAGATTTGCAGCATTATTGATCATGTATGACATGACTGTCCCCCCATCGGGCCAAGGAGTACGCATCATGGTTTTAATAGCTTCCGCCTCTCTCTGATACCTAGCATTTTCAGATCTGCTAAATTCATTTTCAAGATTTTCACCAGAGAGATTTGCGAGCTGATCTGAACCTGTTTCAGCCCTTACTGCATCTTTGAAGTTATTTGCGTAATTTTGCAGATCTTTGGCTCTGATTTTGAATAAGCATACCGGCAGCTATTGTAGCTCTTCCATCAGGGCTATTTAGATTGCCGGGGTTTGCGCTAATAAGCTGCTGTAGAGCCTGTGCAGATCTCTGATCTCCAGACCTAGCCAACTGTGCAGAAAGTGCCGTTTGAGCCTTATCAACAGCTTCCATATTTCCCAATTGATTTGGCATAATCCTAAAAGAAGGAAGACCTATGGCACCAACAACGCTGTTGTAAAATTCTGCCAGAGGTCGAACCGCAGAAACAGCAGGTCCAGTAAGATTTTCTGTGCCAAGGTCCGCAAGAGTTGCAACAAACTTCAAAGTATCTGGGGTGATGGTATTTACAACATTTGCAGATGCCTGAATTGATGCATATGGACTCATAACCGCCCTGTCTTCAGCGGTGTATGCATTTGGGTCCATTGCCCTTGGGTTTGAAAGTAGCCTTTGAGCGACAGTACTGGCGCGATCATATTGCTCTTGAGTCAAACCACTCCAAAGTGGTCCACCAGTAGGAATAATCCTTGGCGCGGAAACCTGCTGCGGAGCTTGAGGGGCGGCGGGAACAGTAGCCGGAGAAACAGCAGACTGAGGAGAAGACCTCAGATATGGAGCAAGACGATATTGAATTCCGCGACGAATGTTTCTCTGAAATACTTCATTGGGGACGGGGACAATTTCATTTTGATCATTATAAACCATAAATGCATTCATATATGGATTATAAGACTTATTGGCAATATCAGAATAAGCCTTCTGACGTTCAATTTGCTTCGTCTGGACGTTCTCATAAGCCGTAGCACCAGCGCCAAGCCCCTGAAGGATGGCAGAGCCGAGATAGCGGCTGGGAGACGAGGCCATAGCGCCAAGGCCAGTCAGGAGAGGAACGAGGAAGTTCTCGCTGGCAACCGCGCCAAGGAGGCCGCGACCACCCTCACCTCCAGACATGGTGGCAGGCTGTTGCGCCTGAGCAGCGGCAACGCCAGCAGGGGCCTGCTGTGTGGCAGGCTCCATGACAACCCCTGTGGGCTGCGGAGCTTCTTCAGTTACGTCAGGTCTTCCTTGGCCGGGAACGGGACCAACCTCAATCGGATCGGGAAGAGGACGAGGCTGACGACCCGCGACGCCCTGAGAGGGAGCAGGAGGCCTAGGCACCACTCCACCAACCGGAGGGGCGGGAGGAGCCGGAGGAGGAGCATTTGGAGCCGGAACAGAAGGAAGATTTTCAGGGGCAAAAATTGGCCTGCCCTGAGCATCAAAATCAATGGGAGGAGAAACTCCAGCCGGGAATACGGGACGCGGAGGGGGGACAGGCGCAGGAACATCGTCAGTTCCTGTGCGCGCTATTGCACGATCATTTTCGGGAGCGGAAATTGGCCTGCCCTGAGCATCAAAATCGACAGGAGGAGAGACTCCAGCCGGAAATACTGGAGGTGCAAGCACATCATTCCTTATCGCTGGCATACCTGAAGCTCGCTCTGCTTCGCTCACGGGTGCGCTGACAAAAGGACGATTAGCGGCAGGATCGCGATTTTCTCGCTCAATCGCATCCTGTGCAGCGATAGCGGCGGGATCATAGTATGGGTCGTCAACTGCTCCAGAGGTTTGATATCCGCGACGACCGACGACACCACCAGAAGCACGGCTCCGCATGAACTCAGGGAGCAACTCTCCCGGTTTGGAGAAGTATCCTTCTTCCGGCTTGTACTTGCCACCCATGCCGACTAGGCCACGTTGTTCAGGACTACCAGCAGTCATCTGCTGACCCTGCTGATTGTATGTGGGCTGGACTGCTTCCTTGCCGAACAGGGCAGTCTTCCCGGCACCATATGCGCTGGAAGCCATGCTTCCCGCCTGTTCAGCCTGCTTGTAAGCATCCATAGCTTCCTGCATCCCGGACTTCATGGGCGCAGGAGGAGGGGACGGCTTCAGAAGCTCCATAGACTTCACGGGATCGCGCGGCTGCATGGCGGGGATGTTCAGGCCCGCAGGACGGCCCATCTGACCGTACATGCCCTGCTGCATGGCGAGGATGCGGTCGAAGTCCATGCTGCCGCCATCGGCCATGTGCGGGACAACCCCGCCAGAAGCAAAGCCACCACCCGCATAGATCGACGCAGCCATCCGACCCATCTGCATCAGGTCGCGGACAGTCGGATCTTGAACCGAACCTGTCGCCCCGCCCGCAGGCTTGAGCGACTGCGGAGTCATCGGCTTGCTGATGTCCTCGGGGACGTACTCATCGGATGCCTCGGAGTACGGAAGACCACCGGCAGCATACCCAACGACGCCACCGGCAGCGTACTGCGGAACACCCGCAGGGATGTCAGCCGCATAATTCAGGGGGCGGATCGTGATGGTCGTCGGCGCAAGCGGGCGCGACGGCACGTTGATCTCGCGCATGGTCGTGCTGTACGGACCCTTGCGGGGATCGGGATTTCCATACAGGCCGGATTGACCGTAGGGATACATCTCGCGATGCATGGTGAGGAGGCGACGGATCTCGTCAATCTGACCACCGCGCGCAAACCCCTCGCCAGCCATGCCGGGGGTGACCGCTCCACCCTCGGACGAAGGCATCAGGCCTCCGCCATAAGCCTTCTTGTGCCGAGCCGCGTCATCCGTGGCCGCACGGTAGTCAACCGTCTTGTACCCGCCAGCAACGCCCACAGCGTCAGGATGATGCTTCTCGACCTCATCAGCCATGAGGCCGATATGCGTCCTGCCATCCGCCATCGTGTAGCGGTAGAGCTTCTGGCCGTCCTTGAGCTTGCCGATCTCCTCCACGTTCGCCTTGAGGCGACGATCAGAGAAGAAGCTCGACGGCTGTGTGGTTGTCGTCGTGGAGCCGGAAAGCGCACCAGTCCCCATCGCGATGTTGGCGAGGAACTGGGCGACTTGGAACGGGTAGCCCTGCTCCTGAAGGAACTGATTGTAACGAGCCGTAAGGTCAGCCTGCTGGGTCTGCTGCTCTGCCGTACCAGCCGCAAGCTGCGCCTGTGCGCCCTGTAGCGCAGCCTGCTGTGCCCCCGCGCCAAGACCGGCAAGCTGCTGACCAGCCTGCATCCGGCGAGCCAGATCCGCCGCCACGACTCCCTGCTGCCCCGCAGCCGTCTGCACAGCCTGCCCGTAGCCCTGAGCGTAGATGGGGGCCATAGCCTGCGCTGTGCCTAGCATTTGCTGGCGCAAGAGGTTTGCCATTCCAAGGCCGGTTCGATCACCGCTAAAACCCGGTCCTCTGAGGATGGCTTGCGCTTTCTGAGCGGATAGCTCCTCCTGCTGCTGCTGGCGCAGAGCCTGATAGGTCGGACGAGCGACAGACTCGATGTAGGGGTTCTCGTAGTAGGCGATCTGGCCCGGCGTCAGAGCGCCAACATCCTGCGCTCCAGCCATCGTCATGCCAGCACCAGCCCCAAAGAAGGGCTGCGCCAGATTTGCGCCAAACGTAGTCCCCTGAATACCGGCCTGCTGAGTGCCGGTCAGCGGGGCAACAAACTGTCCGGTGTACTGCTGGAATGGACGCTGCGCGACCTGCTCTGCCCGAGTGTTTACGGCATTGTATCGCGCCAATACTTCCGGCGGGATCGAAACGCTCTGGGTAGATTGAGAGGTCTTGCCGCCCATATTAGTGTTCCTTTACCGCCCCGGTTGTAGCCCCGTAGAGAAAGAACGCTCCACTAGGCTTTCCAAACTGACGCTCGTACAGGCGAACCTTTGCCTCGGTACGGTCGTTAGACAATACACCAATGATCAGCGGAATGCCCAGCGCATCAGACACGGATTTGCTGAACTCGCAAAGCCGCCTAGCGCGCCCTCCCTTGGCATTTCGGTAGTCTGGGTGAATGAAGATTGCCTTCTCCTCCAGAACTTCCCTGTCACTATACCACATATTCCCTACACGAAGCAAAACTGCTCCTTCAGGCTTTCCATTCGCGCCAATGACGCCGACAACACCCCTGTCCTTGTTCAGGGCAGGCCAGATTTCCGCGAGAAGCTTGTGCGGATTCGGCTCCACAAAGCCGTTTTCGTCGCACGCAGCCAATGCAAGATCCATGATGTCGTGAACGTCATTCGGCGTACCAACCCTCACCTTAATTTCGTCAGCCATATTCTTCCCCCTTTTTTAGTCCTTCTTCGGCCCCGGCAGGGACTTCAGAGTAGCGACAGTCTTTGCCCGCATTCTCTTGACAAAGCTATCCAAAACTTTATGCCCAGCGTCCATATCGCCATTCCCGATCCTGACCACATCGTCGGGATGGATGACGTACTCCCCGCCAGCGGCAACGATAGGAACTGTCGAGGAAATCCCCGCATCCGCCCCCGGAGTCCCAAACTTGCGGGTCGAGAAGATGCTGTTGGCGACCTTGAAGCCAGCCATCGTGTTCCCCTCTCCCATAGCCGAGATGATGTCGGCAGGGATCACATAGGCCCCGGACGGCACATGCATGGGGAGGTGATCGGTCCTGCCAGCCACCGCGCTATGGATCGGCCCCGTGTGGACCCTCTCGGTCGCAGGCTGGGCAGGAGCCATGAGCGGTCCACCCTCCGCACGGGCCTTCCTAGCCGTACTGAGGGCGATGGCGATAGCCTGCTTCTGGGGGCGACCAGACGAGACAAGCTCGCTGATGTTGCGGCTGATGGTCTTCTGCGACTTTCCCTTGGCGAGGGGCATGATCATGTTCCCGCAAAGTAGGTCACGTTGATCTCCTGTCCCGTGCCGGGAGAGATCACCAGACCTGTGTTGAAGACCTGACCAAGGGGATACATCCCAGCGGTCGTCGGAACGGAGAATAGCTTGTTGCCCGCAGCGGTCGTGGTCGTGCTGGACGCATTGTAGATCGAGCCAGCGGCGCTACCGGCAACCACGACGCAGACATTGACCAGATAACCCCGGCCAGCAATCACAAGCGTGTCTCCAGTAACCGTGGCAGATGTCGCGTTGCCCTGCGCGCGCAGGATCGTCTGAGCCGTGTTGCTGAGAGCGACAACAGCGTTTTTCTGGGTAGTCAGGATGTCTGCAAGGCTAGCCATCAGAACTTACCATCCTGCTGGAATCGATACCTGATATTACCAAGACGCCAGAATGTGCCGATATCTTCACTTTCAATCTTAATTGAAACCAGCCTTCCCCTGAATCGAGGAGTGATGAATTTCACAGATTGAGTGAGAGTATATGGACCATAGGAAAGCGGAGTTTGGCCTGCATAGTCAGTAACATAGAATGTCAGCTTGATATTTGCGTCCTGAGTGCCGCCATAATATCCCCATTTCATGTCTGGCCAGATCTGATCAATGAACATCTTCACATCGGCTTCCGTCATAACGAAGTAGCCAGTTTGGAAGGACGAGACCATCGGAGATCCATCAGCATCAGTCGATGTCTCATGCTGATAGATGTACTGATTGGGGGCGGCTCCAATCGGAGGACCAAGCACCGACTCGTTGATCCATGCGGTGCGTCCAAGCTCACCGTAATCCCACTCGTTCAGGATGACGTTGTACTTGACGTAGTGGCTGACCTCGCCGCCATTGCTATTCGTCGGGTAATACCAAGTGATCTCACCAAAACGACTGTTGGGGGCGATGCGGATCTTGTCTAGATTTGCAGTATCGAGATCCTGAAAGATCACATCCCAAATAGGACAACGGATCGGCTCGACGCCACCGCCAGCAAGACGGAAGAACTGGCTCTGTCCCATCCAGTAGACAACACCATTCATTGACCCGGCAGCCTTGCGACCAATCAAGCCGCAACCATTGCCGATCTCATTGAATTGATAGACATACGGAGGACCAACATACTGCATCGCCCAGACGCCAAGATCCGTCCAGATCAGTCCCTGTTGCGGACCCTGAATGCATTGAACGATGCGAGATCCCTTGGGAATGCGATACGAACCAGCCTGATTGGTGATCAGGGCGATCCAGCTATCGAAGTTGTTTACATCGCACCAGCGAATGAGCAGCGGATCGATGATCCCGGTAAACGTAGATCCCCACGCAATAATCTGTCGCTGCGGCATCGCCACAAACATTCCTTCATTTACAGAAGGAGCGTTGGCAATCGCCAATGCAATTTCAGCCCCACCAGCAGGAGACCAGTAGTAGATCGGCCCACCATAGGGACACGCGATAAGTATCTCGCCCCAATTATCCAATGTCCAATCGACTGCATTGATTGGAGTTCCGACATCAGGATCTGGAGGGGAGCCGCTTCCGTATCCACCAACACCGTATCCGCCGACACCATATCCAGTTCCCGACGCAAGCGGACCGACTCCGTTCAGATACAGAAAATGTGCATCTCCAGCGTTTTCATCGGCAGTCGCGGTAGAGCTTGCCTGAGCATTTACTGCGATTGAGAAAACACTTGAGGAGGCAACATCTGTGACGATGTAATTTCCGTAGATTGTTACTCCTCCTACTGAAGTGGCGACTAGGGCTGTAAAAGTATCTCCAATAACATAACCATGATCCGCAAGAGTTACATCTACGGTATTTGATCCGCTGGTAGTGTCATACTGAGGGACAGCCCCTCCGTTTGCTACAGTAGATGTGGCAAGAGCGGGGTCTCCAAGCTTATCCCTAGCTTCAATTGAATAACTTGTTGCTCCAATCGGAGTCACTTGATACTGACCAAAAAGCACAATCCCGCCAACGCTAACTTGTGTTTGAATATCAACAATATCGTATTTATCAACTGTAAAATTTGCATCTATGATTGTTACTGTGCTGCTTCCAGATGTAGTTGAGAAATCAACGGCGACATCTGATGTGACTGTCTGCGGAGTGATATCGATCTCTACTCCGCTATTGATGACCTCAAGTGCCTGCCCACCACCAGCCGCAATCCCCTCCGCGCCAACGGCAAGGTACGAATTGCTGTTGGTGTCCTCCCAAGCCCAGAGGCAGCGCACGATGCTGCCAATCGTGTCGGGGAAAAACTTCGTCCATCCACCGAGCTTCTGAACAAGACCGCCAAGCGTCCGATCAGGGATGAACCTGATCAACTGGCTATTGCTGATAGCAGCCTCGTTGAGGGCGGGAGTCTTGTTCTGATCGACGCCCGGCAGGAGCTTGAAGGATGCGTGTGGCATCTATCACCCCCGTGTCGGACTGGCCGTGACAGCCTGCGACTGCGACGACCAAGCAGCAGCCTCGAACTTCTTGCGGTTCTCCTCTGCCAACGCGCCCTTCAGAAGAACCTGATACTGGCTCTCATAGGTGACAGCCATCTGAGGATCATCGTTGGCGCGGCCAAAGTTTCGCTGATAGCCGGAAATGTAGATCATGCTAGCCATGATCATTAGATCTGGAAGATAGAGACTGATGAATGTCGTAGTATTGGAAGACGACAGGCTGGAAGGACGATAAGTTCCGACGATCTCAACCGTATATGCCGCATCAGGATACGGACCAAGGAGGAACGTATAATCATCAAACGGGCAGAAATACTTTGGCGTCCCCCTGCTTGTGGAAACACCATAAACCGCATCAAGGAATTCCTTGGTGCATGGAAGGAGCGGAACTCGCGTTCCAAGATCAGGATTGCTGGTCCCAGCGGGCGTAATCACATTGATCTGCTCTGGAACGACAAAGGTTCCTGTCGGAACTGCAATCTGCCTGCTTCCGACAGTTGTTCCATAACTTGTGTTTGAAATAGAAGTGAACAGAAAATCAAGATCGCGATAAATCCTGTTTTCCGCATATGTGATCATCTGTGGAAGAATTGTCACAAATTCAGCGTTGGCTTCCTCGACAACTGCCAAGGTTGCGATCTGAGTGACGTACTGCGAGTAGGTAAGTCCGGTCGTCATTGGTGACTCCGTTTCCCCCTCACTTTAACACCTTCACGAAGCTGCGGATAGCTTCGCGTAGGCATCGGCAATCTTAACATCATACCCGTGCTGTGCATAGCCGGGGCCGTTGTAGCCCTTGGCAAAGGTCGCCCAGTCCTTGAATCGGAGCGGGCGGATCAGACCTGCGTTCTTGATGAAAAGACCCATCTGTCGAAGCTGGCTTGTCTCGGATTTGCAAGCTTCGTCAACCATGTCCTCAACAGACTCATGCCCGACCATCTTGAAATTGCTGCCCATGACCTGTCCAAGCCCCCAAGAGGTCGAGAGCAGGGCAGCATGTTCATCGATGGCGCAGGCCCGCATGATCTCGTCGTAGACCGCATCAGAACCCTTGGGATAGGGCTTCATGCCCCATGCCTTGTAGGCAAGACCCTCTTCAACGGCCCGCTTGTGAAGCTCAGGCTTGCTGAAGGTATGCTTGAAGAAGTAGTGCCTCTCGAACAGAGCCTTGGGCCGCCCCTTGGCATCAAATCCCGAGCCAGCGGCTTCGACTGCAATCACAGCCCGAAAAGCAGCAGGCTCGATCTCCAGCATCTTGGCGACGCTGATGATCTCATCAAGCGTTGCCTTCCTTGCCTCACCCTGAAACGAACGCATCACTTCTGATTCCCTGCAAGAAGCTGAGTCTTCTGCTGACTGCTGGAAGACGAGCCAAAGTAGTATGCAATGACCTGCTCTGCCTTCGCACTTACAAATCCAATCAATGTACCTACAGTCGTAGCCATCAGCGGATCTTTCATGCCGTCCACATACCCCATGAGGACAAGAAAGACAGTTGCCATGAAGCCTGCCACGACGACAAAAGCCAGAACGCGCGGCATCCAGTCGCGAACCTGAGTCTCACGACGACGGGCGCTATCTCGATCCGAAGCGGCAATCTTTTCAAGATCGATATCCAGTTCACGCATCTGAACCGCGAAGTCGTTGTCAGCCTTCTTGAGAGCCAGCAACTGATCCGCAGAGGCATTGTTGATTGCCTTGGTTATATCGTCTTTGGACGTACCATCAGGCAGTCCAAGAGCATCAGCGATGACCTTGTATGCCATGCCTCCAATCGGACCGCCGACTGCGGTGGCGAGAGTAGGAGCCACAGCTCCGATGATTTTCATAAAGTCCATGATCAACCTTTCTTGTTCCAGAGATCGAAAAGAGCCTTCACTTTTTCTTCAATTACAAGAACCCTCTGATCGAGTTTAGCGAGAACTATTACAAGCGTGATAAATCCTACAGCAATAGGCCAAAGCTTAAGGACTGACTCAAGCGCATCCATCTTTGGTGACAATCACTTGTCGGCCTTGCTTTCGAGCCGATCAAAGATCTTCTCAAGCATTGCCTTGATCTCCTTGACGCTGTCGGCAAACTCATCCTTGCGAACGTAGCTCTTGGGAAGATCAACCTCGATCTCATGCAGATCGCGTCGCAGTTCCTTCACGGCCTCCCAGATCTGCCGGGAGAACCATCCAATACCGGCAAGGACGATGCCTATGCCGATGTTCATCAGCGACTGCATGTCCATGACACTACGCAACCTTCTCTCCGGGGCTTGCGATGTGATCTTCAATGTACTTCAGGTTCCCCCGAAGTCGAAGGTCATCAGGTGACTTCTCGACGGCAAGTCTTGCCTGCTCAAGCGAGATCTGAGTCATGCCCAACTGCCACGCAGAAACGCTGGCAAGATCATGCGGCCAATGTCCCCAGACATCCGGGTCACAGGTATAGACCAGAGCCTTGTCCTTGATCCGAAGGGCGCGCATGGAGAATGCGAAACACTCTTCCCAGCGGTTCTGGCGGTACATCAGCATGGCAAGTTCGCACCAAGGCTCCCTTGTGTCTGGAGCCTCTGCCGCTGCCCTGACGTACCAATGCTCTGCCTGCTTCTGGTCACCAATCTCGCTGTGTGCCTTGCCAAGGAGGCGCATGGCATAGCAACGCTCATTCGGCCACGTTGCGCCGGGCAGGTCTAGGTACTTGTGCAGGGCAGTAATAGCCTCGTCCCAGCGAGCGTGAAACGTCAGTTCCCGCGCATAGTAGAACCCGTTGCGAGGGCAATCCGGGTCTTCCTTGACCGATAGGGACAGGAGATCGAGATACTGTCCACGGCTCTTTGTCGGATCTGGGTGATGACTGACGAGGAGCTTCTCGGTCTGCGCCCACATTTCCTTGATGCGACCATCTGGCACAGGATACTCATGGCACGGGTGATGCCACATGTACCCATGACGAGCGTGGATCTTCTCGTACAGGAACTTGATCCCGCAGCCCCAGTCGAACATGTACCGTAGGCGAGTAGTCTCACCGAGCTTCCAGAGACGCTCGATCTCGTCTCGCCAACCCGGCTCCATGACCTCGTCTATGTCTAGGCTGATGCAGACATCGATATCGCGGGGGATCAGAGCCAGAGCGGCATTCCGCGCCAGATCGAATCGCCAAGGAGTGATGCAGATGTCATGGACCATGAGGTTGGCCTTGGCATCGATGGAGTTTTCCCTCCAGCGACGAGCCTCGCCAGCCGTATCATCCGTGCTTCCAGTATCGGCAATCAGGATCAGGTCGGCATCCTTGGCCGACTCGCAAAAGCGAGATACGAACTGCTGCTCGTTCTTGCTGATTGCGTAGACGCAAATCTTCATGTTTGCGGCGTCTCTTGGCTAGGAGAGGAAACGGGCGGAATGGACTGCCTGAGAGTTGCGATCTGCGACTCTATGCTGGCAAGCCAAGTCTTTCCCTCTTCAGTAAGAACCGCTTCCCTAAGCCTGCGAGGGGTAACGAGTGCCTCTAGGTTCCTGATCTCATCAAGAGCAGTCGGGACATATGGGGTTGGTTCTGGAGCAGGATCTTCCGGTAGTTCAATTGCTCCAAATTCCACTCGCTCCTCAACAGTCATGGATCGTATCCAATTGGATGGATACTGGATATCATCCATGACGAACGACTGGTCGATGCGGACGGTCTGGCCGTCGGGGAGAGAGAACTTCATCGGGCCCTCGCATACTTAAAGGGGTTTTCGGCGAATGCGGCGAAGACGTAGGTGGTGCCGCTACCGTTCTTTTCCGTGTCCGTGTTTCGGAGCTTGAACCCGTTGGACAGGAAATCGACATATTGAAACGACGAAACAGCCTCCGCATCGGCGCTATTCGGCTTTAGCCTTGCGTCAACCACGTTGTACGGATTGCGTGCAGAATCCTGCACCGACCAGTTCTCTGTGCCCGTGCTCTTTATGAGGACGTACCGAGGCCGGAACCCGCACCACACGAACGGCCCGTCCGTCGAGCCGTTGCCGGTGTAGCTGCCGAACAGCGAGAAGCCATCGATGCTGGTCCAGAGGTAGGCGATGATATTGTTTGTGCCACTGCCGTTTGCGCTTATATCGGTTCCGAGTGAAAACACGCTGCTGGTCGGAGCCGTGTTGTTGAACACGGTGCTGTCGGATATGAACGCCGCCGTCGATTGAAGCTGCAAGAAACCCGTAGCCGGAGAAGCGTTCTGATTTCGGTGGTAAACGATCCACCCGTTCGCGGTGTTCCGGTTCTTGAAAATCATAAAATGTGGAACCGCACCCAGACCATGCGAAACAGTGCGATTGGTAGCGTTGCCGGAGAAAACAAAACTGTCGAAGCCCGGCGTCGTGCCCTCCTTCCACGCCCAGTCAACATAGGTGGCGGTGTTGGTGTTGAGTTGAGCCAACGCACCGACCGTGTAGCCGTTGCTGCTGAACGCCGTGAGTCCGGTGGTCTCTGTCGTCTCGGCGGCGGCTTGGTTGCTCTCAAGCTGCTTCTGGACGCCACGGGCCGAATCGTAGAGGCCGTGGTCCGTAGCTGCGCTGCGGCTCTTGATCCACACCAGATCCGGCTGGAACCCGAGAGAGGACACCGAAGCCGTCGCACCCGTTCCCGTGCGAAGCGTCGCGTCCATGTAGAGGCTGCCCTTCTTGATGGAGGGCGTCGGGAGGTTGGCGGTGTTCAACGCTTTGAAGCCGGTGGGCGGCGTGTAGGCGAAGGCGCGCTGGCCGAAGTTGAAGGCGTACTTGCCGCCCGCGTTTGTCGTGCCGCCCACACCCATAGCTGGCAAAACTGTGTTTCCAGCCAGATTGGTAAAAGCTGCGTTTGTTCCAGAAGCAGGATTGCCCGAAGCAAACCACGTTCCGTTCTTGCCCCACCAGATTTTTCCGTTGTCCATGTCCAAAGCAATTTGAACAACGTCGTTGGTGGTGGCGGCGCTTCCATAGGCTGTAAATACACCGTTGTTATATTTGTCACCATTGGGGCCGTACACGCCCCACTGCAACGCAGTTCCACCAACATAGTTTCCGTTTAATATATTGTCTGCGGCAACACCAAGGCTTGGCTGGTAGATTGAATAACTAACCAGCGTTGCTTCCCAATACCATTTTCCAGAAGACACTCCCATTGACATACGTGTTTGGATTTGCACGTTGGACGAATCAAACATCTCAACTTCCAAATTGCCATTTGTGAAGTTGTAAGTGTTGGTCGTATGACGGCTTAAAGGGTTTCCAGTGCAATAGTTCAGCGTCGGCGTGTCGAGCATCTGGTCGAACGTCACACCGCTCGTCACCGAGATGCCGCTGGGCGTCCAGTTGTTGCCGTTGCCGCTGCTGTCCTTGCCGATGGCGGCGGCGGTGGCGGCAGAGGCGTCCGCGAACTTCAGATAGAAGCCGTTGTTGCCGTAGGTGCCCGAGTACTTCTTCGGAACCCACACGCCGGTCGTCGCGTCGGTCTGGCCGAAGGAGGACGGCGTCAGGGCTTGGCCGTCGATGAAGTTCTCTTCGGCTGAATACATGTCGCCGTAGATCGCGGAGTAGTCGAGACGGCGAAGGTAATGCGTGCGAGCATTGACGTTCCATTGACAAGCAGTAGACGAGCCAAATGGGCCTGTCGTGTACGAAACATTCTGCCGCGAATTGTTGATGTAGATCTGCACGCGATCCGTGGATGTCGCGTTCGCAGAGTCGTATACGATGACGATGTGATACCACGCGCTCGGGTCTCGAAAGACCGCCGACGTAGTCATCTGCAAATTGTAAGCGCCGCCAGAAATCTGTGCGATTTGGATAAGGTCGCCAGCGGTAAACTGCACAGAAAAGAAATTATTACTGCTCCCGTCTCCGCCATTGAAGACAAGCTGAGTGCCGAGAGCGCCTCGCTTAATCCACCCGCTCCAAGTCCATTTGATATTGCTGGTCGGAGTCCCAAAAGAGCGCGACATGTACGCGCTATTGGCGGCGCGGAAGCGCAGCGAGTAGGGGATGGTATACCCGCTAGTAGAGAGCAGCAGAGCGTGTGCGGAGCCGGGGACGATCATGGCGTCACTTCACATCGTTGAGCATGGTTGCGGTGATGCGAGTCGTACTCTCGACATAGTATACAAGAACGTCAACCGCAGATGCTGTGGTAGTGAGGGTGGGGATCGTGCCTCCGGGGAACTTCCAATATGACCCGTAAGCGAGTGTTCGCCCACCAGTAGAATCCTGAGTAATCACGATGGCACCGGACTGGCCTGCGGTGATGTTCGTGGGATTGGCTAGGGTTCTATTCCCGCCAATGGTCAGGGAGTAGTTGTTCGCGTCGTTGAAGTCCGGCGTGATCGTCGCAGCATCCGTGAGGGCTGTGATGGACCCACGCTGCGCCACGGTGAAAGACTGATTGGCAGCCAGAACAGCGACCGTGCTGGTGACATCAGGGAATGTGAGCGTCCTGCTGGCGGACAGAGTGGTTGGCGTAAGGGTGGCAATGTAGCTGCCAGTTCCACCAGCCCGGCCAAGGAGAGCGATTGCATCCTGCGTCGATGCCTGAAGAGTCTTCAGTCCAGACGCAGCCAAGACATCCAAGGCAACGCTTGGCGCGGTCGTCCCAATTCCAAGCCTGTTGTTCGCGATATCCCAGAACAGATTTGCGCTGGCACCAAGAGCGCCAGAACTGTTGTACTGAATCTGGCCCGTAGATCCAGCGACGACAGGAGTCGCACCTGTGGGACCAGTCGGACCTGTAGCGCCCGTAGCGCCCGTGCTCCCCGTGGGACCAGTCGGCCCCGTTGCGCCAGTCGAACCTGTAGGACCAGTCGGTCCCGTGGGACCAAGCTGGGTGTACATGACTTGCTGTGCAGTAACAATCAGAGACGGTATGGAAGGATGAATACCTCCGGCAGGCTCAGCCTCCATCTGAATAGCTGTGTTATCAGTAGACCATACAATCTCAAGATAATCATTTGCGGCAAGAGAAAGAACCCAATTCCATGCCGCAACTACATATGGAGCGTTTGACGGAACAGTAAGCCTTGTGTCGCTCTCTACTACATTTGTGCCGTTTTTCTTTAGCCAAATGTTTACAGTATTGCCGGGGCCACTACCGCCGGTGTGATGGAATTGAGCTGAAAATTGAAGATTGTATGTTGCTGCGTTGGCAAAAACAATTCTGGAAGTCGGACTTCCGATGGAAACACCGCTCGCTTCGGCTGTAACGCCAAGAGTCATTCCATATGCTGTATTCGTTGCCGCAGCCGTCTGATCATCTTCACTATAAAAAGATCCGTAGTATCCAAGTGTCCCGCCCGCGCCAGTAGCTCCGGTCGGCCCGGTAGGTCCGGTGGGGCCAGTAAGGCCGGTCGCGCCGGTCGGACCTGTCGGCCCCGTGGCTCCCGTAGCGCCAGTCGAACCGGTAGGACCAGTCGGGCCGGTAGGGCCGATATCACCCGTGGAACCAGTCGGGCCAGTAGGTCCGGTGGGGCCGGTGGAACCTGTCGGACCCGTTGCGCCGGTCGGGCCGGTCGCCCCCGTGATGCCAATAGAACCTGTCGGTCCGGTCGGGCCGGTCGGGCCGGTCGGGCCGACTGACCCAGTATCTCCTGTCGAGCCTGTAGGGCCTGTAGGACCAGCGGGACCAATCGACCCGGTAGGTCCGGTGGGTCCGGTGGGTCCAGCCACTCCTGTGGGGCCTGTAGGGCCGGGAACAGTCGATGCAGCACCAGTAGATCCGGTAGGACCAGTCGGACCAGTCGGCCCCATCGCACCCGTAGGGCCTGTAGGACCAACACCCTTCAGATCGGCAATTTCCTGCGTCGTGGTGCGCCTAGACGTACCAGACTGAACGATCTCGACCTGCTCCGTCCCATTGAGGGAGATAGCAACGGGGAGGTTGGGGATCTGGATGTTTGCCATCAGAGTGTTCCGGTCCTTGGGATCTCGGTGAAGTCGTATGGCAAGCTCGGGTTATTGATAACATACCCGCCAGAGGTATAGGAACCCGAAAATGACGACGACTGAAGATCGATCTGGGTCGTATTGACGACCGTGATCGTCCAGTTTCCGTTCGCGGAAGTAGCCCCCTCTACCTCTCGAACAGTCACCTGCTGATTCGTGATCAAGCCATTTGTCGTGGCTACCGTGAGCCTGATAAGCCCAGATCCATTATTGGCCGCATTCGTGATTGTACGATATGTGACTGCATTCGGATCAGTACCGGGAAGTTGGTTAGTACCCCCGGAACCTTCGCCGGTCATCTGGGTCACACGGGGATCAGATGTCTGCGCCCCGCCAGAGGATGTGACACGAAGGTCGCCACCCTGAACCGGAATGCCAGTCGCCGCGTTTGTCGTGTTGTATCCAGACACCTGACGAGTGTTGCTGCTGTCGTAGGCGTAGGGCTCCGTGCGCGGATTGATGATCGGGGTTGGATCTGCCGGAACGACAATCGCGCGAAGCTGGTTCTGGGGCTGGTCGTAGCAAGTATTGCAGACAAGAATGCGCTTGTTGATCAGGGATGCGCCAGCCCAGTCGTACTGCCATTGCAGTCGATGGTGGTTGTACCACATGCCGCAACGATCACAGACTGCGAACGCGCGCGGGTCTTTTGCGCTAGTCCTTGCCCTGCCAGACCGTGAAGCGTAGCCCATGAGGACACCTTACGGTCGGAAGTAGCTCGAAACCATCGGGGAGATATACTGCTGCGCGGTTTCTACGTTCTGTTCCGCCGCAATCGCATAAGCCTCGTCAGCCATCGGCTTCAGAAGCTGGACCTTGTCGGGTGCCCAGATCATCGCAAGGCGCTGCGCCAGACCATACGCAAAGCACTCAAGCCACAGATACGGGATATCAACCTGCTGACCATTGGTCAAAGCGGAATCCTCGATCCTGCGAACCCTGTAGTACTTCAGGTACTGCGGGCCTGTGGACGTATCTGGAACCGGCCAGATCGTGACTGTAGGAGAAAGAAGTCGGTCAAACCAGAACACGGTCGGGAAGCCCTGCTGATCCTTGTTTGGATAGCTGGCATACTCCGTGCGGCTGATCGGCATGATGATGCGATCAATGTCAGTACCGGACTGGTTCGTGGTGACATACGCATCGAGGATCATCACGGTATCGGCATCGACCGAATATGTGGATGTCCCGGTGGTCAGCGTAGTCGTCACCAGATCGACCTTCCACAGGTTGACACCTTGGTTCGACCAGCGAGACAGCATCAGGTTCGATGCCATCCTAGCCGACTCAAAATGCTCCTGAAGCAGAGCCGTGTTCCTGACGCCGCACAGGTTGAATGCATACAGGACCAGTTCGCCAAGCGACGGGTTGAAAGTGTATGTGCCGCTTGTCGCCATGACGACCTCTTACAGAGTGCCAGCCTGCTGGACGTACAGGGTAACCGTACCCGCGCCAGAGGCAATCGTCACGCGCACCGCTCGGCACGGGACCGTCAGCGCAGCAGCCGTCGAGGCCGAAACAGCCGACAGCCCGGTCACCGGGAACCATGTAGCCGTCGAGGCCGAATAACCCGCGTTTGTCGGGTCTTCAAAGCTGTACTCGACCGTGAACGTCGCCGCCCCGGAAAGCACCGCACCAAGACCCACATTGAACGGATTGGTGAACCAGCTAACGGCCTCGACAGGGCTGCTGCCAACACCAGTCACAGAAGTTGTGATCGACTGCATCTCAGTCTTCCTTCCTCTCTCCAGAGGGAGAGACAGGCCACGACTTGCGAGCCGGGCCGGTCTTCTTCCTCGACATCGTTCGCTTCTGCTGGCTGGTCATGGACGCGGCAGCAGCAGCAGGACGACACGCAGGATAGGGACGCTTTCCCTTCTCGCCTTCGATCCTACCACAATCCTTGCCGGTCTTCACATCCTTCCAGTCTTCAGAAAACCACTTTCCAAGGCCCCCGCCAGAGGCTTTGGCAACCCTGTTGTCGTCCCCAGACCACTTGCCGCCATGCGACTTGTACCACTTCGATGCCCATGCATTTGCGTAGGCAGAAGGGTAAACGTCGAACTTGGACCTAGCAGCCGCCTTGGCGCGGCCCCAGAGACCAGCATTCTGAGGCTTCGCAGCCATGTCAGCAGTTCCAAGCCCGAAGGGACTTGTTGATCCTGCTGTTGGGGTCGGCAGCCTTGGCAGAGCCTGTGAGCTTCTTCTTCATGCCGGTCATCCGGGCGCAAAAGCTATCACGACGCGACCCGCCTTCCGGCTGCGGACGCTTGATGTCGTGACCCTGCGCGCGGAGCGAAGCGCGGCCCTTCTCATTCAGTCCGCCAGAAGGATTCTTACCTTCCTTGCGTGTCCATGCACCCGGCATTTTGTCCTCCAAGGAAGAACGGGGGCGCTAGGCCCCCGCTCAGTTTGTCGATGGAGCCGTTGATCAGCCCTCGAAGCCGGGGCGCATCGTCCCCTTGGCAGCCGACGAGAACACGCCGCCACCCGACTTGCGGGGCTTGCGACCAGCGTGAGCCATCGCCGCAGCACCGTGGATCTTGCCCATGTGCTTCGCCTTGCCACCACGCTTGAAGCCCTCGGCCTTGTTCTTGGCCTCGCGCGCGACGTTGGAACCCGCGCCAGCATAGAACCCCGAACCGAGATCCTGCTGCGCCTTCACACCCTTCTGAGTCTTGCCCTTCATTTTGCCTTCTCCTCTTTTACGCAGTCAGGTTCAGAGCCTGAGCGTATGTGACCGTGATGACGCCAACACCATCGCCGGTGTTGGTCGATGTGACGAGGATCTTCCTGTCGGTGGTGCCGACATCGATCCAGTTGCCGGTACGGGTGGCATCAGCCCCCGGAGAGACGACAACAGAACCAATGGTGCCGCCAGCAACCGCGCCAGCAGCGGTGTAAGCCGTTGCCGAAGCCGTGTTGCCAACACCAAGGGTCGTCGCCGCACCCGTCCAAGCAGTCGTCACGAACAGCGTGATGCTGATGATGTGACTGTTCTTCGGGATCACGATTGTGGTCGCGCCGCTCGCCTGCGTAACCGCAGACGCCTGCGCCATGACCGCATACCCGACGTTGGCGATATCCGTACCAACGGTCGTACCCGTCGTGTACAGAATGTCACCAGCCCGGATAGGGCCTGTGAAGGTTGTCTGTGCCATTCATTGCTCCTGCACGATAAGATCACGTTGTCGGTGCAGCGTCTGCCGGGGCAGTCAACGTGATCCGGTCACCCGGAAGTAGAAGGGGGCGAGTTACCCCGCCCCCTCCGTGGTCAGGTCGGGAAGCTGGCCCAAAGGGCGCGCCAGTTATAATAGCCAAAGCTGTACCGCTCGTAGCCCTTAACCAGCAGGTTGTCCGTGACGAAATCAACCTGCATGTCGGACTCGAACTTCACACGCTCCATGTACGACAGGCCGTCGATGTTCGTCAGCAGGAACCAAGCGGACGACGATGTGAGGAAGTCGCCGACCATGTAGCCCTCCGGCAGACCACCGGAAGTCATCATGATCGCGTTCACGTCATTGTCTGCCGTGCCCGGACGAAGCTCCGTCTTCGTGAGACGGATCGCCACCGGCTCAAGGGCAGTCGGCACGATGAGCTTGCGCGCGCGCGCAAACACCTTCAGGCCAGCCTGATCCTTGAAGTTGGCGCGGACCGCGATCATGCCGTTCAGCAGGCTGGCCTCGTTAAGCTCAACCTGAGTCGTCGGCGTGTTCGCAACCGTGCCGCCATCGATGGGATGGTCCGACGCGACGAGCGCCTTGCCGTCACCACCGACCGACGAGTTGTACGTCGTCGCGGTGTTGAGGACGTTCGCGCCGTAGATCTCCTTGGTCTGCTGGAAGGACTCGATCAGACCGAGGTTCGACGGCATGAACTGCGTCTTGTACAGGTTGTCATCAACCGCCTTGCGGGTGATGGCATAACCGAGAGCGATCTCGGTATGCTCCTGATTGTAGACGTAACGCTCACCAGCGCCGTTGTCGAACGCAGTCTGACCACCCTCGGTCTTAAGCTGCGCGAGGCCGAGGAAGCGCATCTCAGCGGTGCGCTCCAGAGCCATCTTCGACTCATGCTTGGTGAAGATCTTGTCGTACTGCGACGGGATCTGCTCGTACTTGCCCTCGATGCCGCGAAGGCCGGGGAGGAGCAGATCCTTGATGGCACTAAGATTGACAGCCATTGGTGCTTACTCCTCTCAGATGCCCGTAAGGGACTTGGTCGCGACGTTGTTGAACGCCACGATGACCCAGTTATACGCACCCGACTCCGTGCCAGCGGAACCCGGAGGGGCGCTGACAAGGCCGACGATGCGGAACGGGAGAGTGTTGGTCGTGGCCGCGCCCGTGATGTACGCGCCCGAGATGCCGTTGGCGGTGTTACCCGTGCCAATGGCATAGCCAACATTCAGGTTCACATCGCCCTGCACGATGCCGGTCGCGTCCGACTGGACGACGAACTTGGCATTCGGGTCGTTGATGATGTAGCCCGTGACCGTATTGGACGAGGCGACATCCGAACCGGGCCAGTAGTTCGACCACACGGTGCGCTTCTGCGCGACCGAGAGATACTGGCAGCCGACGAAGATACCGGCGATACCGGCAGTAGCCGTCGTGCCATCGCCCTGAACGACCTGACCATTGGCATCCGGCTCAACCGGGTCGCCAAAGAAGATGTTCGTGGCATTGTAGGCAATCTGAACGGGAACCTGCTCATACGTCGGAGCAGAACCATTCCCGCTGTACTGACGGAAACCGTAGGGCGCATTTGTATTCGCCATAACGGATTCTCCTTCTTCAGGAGGTCCATCATCGCGCGCCGGGGCGACTTATGACCGGGGAAAAAAAACTCCTCACCGGGGGAGTTGAGTCGATTATTTCCACATCAAGATACAAAAGTAAAGGGGGCCGAAGCCCCCTTTTGTTAAGCTATGCAGTAAAGCATAACCTAAACATTACTCCTTCGGGATAGGAATAGCTTCAAAGCTCTTGTTGATCTTCGGACGGGTCTGGGCATGGTCACGGGTCATCGTGCCATCGGGCGCACCCGCGATCTGGGCTTCCTTGGCGCGGACCTGATCCTTCGCAGCCTTGTTTTGGATGCGACGAGCCTCCTCGACAACCTCTGTCGGGCGCTCCATGAGGATCATGCCCTTGCGCTCAATGGTCCCCTTGGTCCAAGAGGAAGGCATCATGCCGGGATGACGACGGGCAGGGACAGCCTCCCAGCCCATCCGCGCCAGATGGATCTGGTGCGTGGCATCTTCCTGCCCAAGGATCGAATGGCGCTTCCACTCATATGTCCAGCCCTCGGGGATGATCGACGGTTCGACAAAGAACTCGTCCGTACCCTGATCCATGTCGCCAATGTGCCCCCGGATCTCGGCTGCACGACGGGCAGCACGGGCGCGAGAGTCCTCTTCCCGCACCTCGGAGCGCATTTCGGCGCGCGGAACAGCCGCAACAGGCTCGATAGCGGTCTCATCGACCGGCTTCTGGAGGCGAGACGGGCGTCCACGACGACGGGGAGCCTCGGAAGAGGCCACAGGGGTCGGATTGATAGCGTTATCCATGATCTTTCTCCTTAATTCGGAAGCTTGCCCTCCTTTTGGAGGGCCAGTTTGTGCTTCGCGTACTCGGTTTCGGTCATTCCAAGCATCTTTGCCGTGTCAGCCTCGGCTCGGGTCAGTCGAACGATGTTGGAACGACCGTTGGAGCCTCGATTGACAGGGGCAGCAGCAGGAGGAGCAGCCCGCGCCACGGGCTTTGCAGCAGAAGACAAGGGCGACTCCGTCGTAGGCTCGCTCTGAGCCGGTTCGACACGCCGAACACGCAGCGTATCCTCGATTGCCGAGAAGTATCCGTCCGAATCCGGCACATGACCATCCGCAACAGCGAGGTTATGAGCCGCAATCATCTTCTGATTGAGGCGCGGATCGGTCACGAACTGCGGATTCTTGCGAACCCAGTCGGCAGAACGAGGCGAAAGCTGCGATGCAAACTGCTCGACAGGATCGGAATGACGCTGGACAGGCTCCTGACGGGGCCTGACCTTCATCGCTTCCCTGCCATTCTCAAGCTGAAGGAGCTTGGCAGCGTTGTTCGACATCGCTTCCTGAAGTTCAGCAGCCCGGTCAAAGTCACCGACCGACATTGCCTCCTTCAACTGCCCCTTCAGGATGCCCTGTTCACGCTGCATCGTCTCGATAGCGCCAGTCACAAGCTGAAGATTGGAATCCTCAACCTCCGTGCTGGCCTGTCGAGCGCGGGTTTCAGCCTCGATACGGGCGCGACGCTCCTGCTCAAGCTGCGCGCGAAGCTCCGCAAGAGCCTTGGCGGGGTCTTCCTCTGCCGCAATCGGCTTTTCCGGCTCTGCCGCAGCAATAGGCTCGTCACTCACCTCGACGCTAGGCTCCGAATCCTTGTTCGCAGCCTCATCGAGGTTGATTTCAAGCTGGTCTTCCTTGGGATCAGACATGATTTTCTCCTCACCACACTTCATCGGGCGACTTCACGCGCCCCTTGACCTGCGTATCAGACAGGATTCGACACAGAACACCGTTGACCGTGATGTTCCAACCATCGGAAGGACGGAAAACAAGCCACTCGTTGAGTGCAAACTTGTCCCCCTTGAACCATCCCTCCTCGTTTTCCTCGAAAGCGCGCGGCCCCATCTTCAGGAGCAGCCCAACCTTCGACTGAAAACGGTCCTCGTCGGTCGTCTTGTCCGACAGATAGAGGCCACTCTTGGTCTTCTGTGGCCTGATGTAGACACCGACAAGGATCTGATTGTTGAAGATCTCGAAAGTAGAGATGTCCCCAATATCGCTCAGAATCTTTTTCGCAGGATCAATCTCATGTTCCATACGCATGAACGGCATAGTTCTCCCCTTACCGTTGATTAAGCTCCGTCTCCACCTCGTCACAGGCATCCAGCGCAGCCAGAAGACCGTGAATAACACCAACCCGGAACTTGTAGTCGGTGTGTTCGATTGTTGCGTGAGCAGAAATCAGCGAATCTTTCGCAACTTCAATACGTTCACGCAGATTTTTCTTCAATTCACTCTGATAGAAAGCTTGATGAGTAAGCACAACTGCCCCCTGACAGTCCCCCTTATATAGAATTGGTGGGGAGAGAGCGTGAGGGGGTCACACTCCCTCCCCGATCCGCCAGAATCGCGGGGAGGAAAACGATTCTAACGGATCACTTCCTCGACGCAATCTCGGTCTTTTCCAGCCTCCCCAGACCGGAACCCGCGCCAGCATCCATGTCCTTGTAGCTGCGGTAGACCTTGCCACCAGCACGACGAGCCGAACGCTTGTGCGTCGCGATCTCGGTCTTCTGGAGGCGACCTTCACCCGAGCCAGCACCAGCCGTCATGTCCTTGTAGGACATCGTGCGACCACCGTGCTTGCGCCCCATCGGCATGGGACCGGCACCCGGCATCGCGGGCGGGGGCGCAGCAGGCGGCATCGGGCTGGCAGGCATACCCATCGGGGCAGCACCCGGACCACCAACCGGCAGCGGCGGCGGAACGGGACGGCCACCCGGCATCGGCAGCGGGGGAAGCGCGCCAAGGCCCATCGGAGCCTTCGCACCACCAGCATCGATCACGATGTTGATGTTGGTCTTGCCCTTCTTGGTGCGGCCACCAGAGGCGCGAGCCATGCGCTTGGCCTCGCCACCACGCTTGAAGGTCGGCGGAAGCATCGGAGACATGCGAGAACTCTCCGCGCGCTCCTCCTCTTCCTTCTTCTGCTGACGGGCAGCAGCCGCCTTCTTGGCGCGGAAGGCCTTGTACATCTGCTCCATCTTGGCTTCACGCTGAACGTCAGCCATCTGCTCGTCAATCGGGTCCATAGGCTTGGGCATACGAGCGGGAGGCCTCTCCTCGCCAGCGTAGGAGACGTAACGCTTCTTCGGATTGGGATTGCTGGCAGTCGCGCGCGAGAGAACTCGCTCGATGTCGCTGATCTTGCCACCAGCCGCACGGCGAGAAGCAGGCGGAGGAGGCGGCGGGGGCGGCGGCGGAACAGGCGCGGGGCGACCACCACCGGGCATGATCCCTTCCGCAAACGGATCTTGACCCTGACGAATCATCCTGCGCTGGGCAGGAGTAAGCTGATAGTCAGCAGGCGGCGGGGGAGGCGGCGGCGGGGGCGCATCGGTCATGCCACCACCAGCCTGCTTCTTCGCGTAACCGCCGCGACGGAGCTTCAGTTCCGAATGCTTGCCGCCATGCTGCGCCGTCTCATGCTGGCGCATGGCCTTCTTGACCAAAGCCTTGTCCTGAGCGGTGTCGTCAGCCTTGCCGCCCTTCTTGAGGCCGGTAGCGCGCATGGGAGAGAGAGCGCCACGCTTGACGCCAGAGAAGCCAAGCATCGCATTGGGGACACCGGCTCGCTGGGAGGCAGCAGCCATCATGCGATTGGCCCCGCCAAGAGGACCGCCATCGTACTTCTTGGCACGACCGCCGCGCCGGAACGAATCATCCTTATCAGAATCATTTTGCTCAACTCGCTTGCCACCCTGCTTGCGATAATTGAGAACAGTCGAAGCATCATTTACCTGATCAAGATACTTTGCCTCAGACTTTGGACTATGACCACGCATCGCGCGAGCGGCTTCACCAGCATCCTTGATGATGTATCGAAGCGCCTCATCACTCTTGGTGTGGTAAGAATGCCCCTTGATCGGCATACCACCGCGCGCATACGCAGCACCGCCGCGCTTCAGACCACCAACGTGCTTCTCGCCCTCACGATCCTCGTTGGCGTCCTTCACGTTGCGGTTGACCTTGGCATTTGCATACGCGACCGCTTCGGTCTTGCCACCAGACTTGCGCTGCTTGCGATCCGCGCGCATCGGCCCGCAGGAACCGTCAACCTTGCCGCCGCTCTTGTAGGCTCGGCGCGAGACGGGACGAAGCCCGGTCTTCACATCAGCCTTCAGCATCTCAGGCGGGGTGAAGGTCGAGGAATCAACCTTCTGGAGCGGACGGTCAGAGGCAAGGCGCTTGGCCTTGCTCTTCATGGCTTCGCGAGCCTTCTTTGCAGTCTGGTACATGGCAACTCCTAGCTAGGTTGTCGGGGCGTCCCCCGTTGCCGCCAGATTAAGCTTGGGCAGCTTCAAGCCTTCTTGGATGTTAGCATGAGTGCGCGCGACACAACACCACTTTCGTTCTTCTTAAAATTTGACTCTTCACCGCCAATTCCTTTGAACCCCAAAGCTCGCATGGCAGATGCCACAGGATGACTCAAAATGGGGGAAGAGATTGCCCCGCCAGAAGCAGCCCCTCGCATTGCGTCGATTACATCCTGATGAGTGGTGGTTTCATTTCCAACTTTATCCCAAATTGTGTGATGTGCAAGGTGCTGGTAGTAAGGGGAAAGATTTTGAGGAATTGTCAAATCTAAAGCCTTTTGCCTCCTAGCAAGCCTGTCAACTGCTGAAGCTCCAGCACCAGACCTTGAAAGATACTTTGAAGCTTCATCAGACGGACGGCCCGTATGAAGAACAATTTGCCTTGCATCAAGAGTTGGTTGATCTCCACGGCCAATCATAGATGCCATGAACCCAGCCTTAGATTCTCTAATTCCCCTGATAGGCTTGACCAATTCTCTCCACTCGCTTGGAGATGACTGCATTTGCTGCGCCCTAGAAACAAGTTCAGAAAATTTCTTTTCTTGCCCCGGAAGATTGTTTACCGCCCAAGTCAAAGCATCAACAAGCTGATTTTGCCCACCAAAAGGCCTCATAATCCTAACTGCATCTTTAATGGCATCCTCATTGATGCGACCTTTCTCCGCATCATTTAGATAATTTTGCCCATAACTTGTATGAAGCCAATGACCAAATGCTCCTTCGGGCCTAACCATACCAGTAATACTATCAGGTATATTTAATCCGGCGTTTCTTACAGTATCTGCCTTTCTTGCTGCCCTACGAATTGAAGATCTTGTAATTGTATAAGCTTTAATTAGATCGCGAGCAGACAATCCCTCCCCTGAAGCTTTGCTGGCAGTTTCATCCATAAAATTTCCGAAATCTTGGACATGCGACGGTATTTCGGATACGCCAATCTTTTCTCTAACCCTTGAAAGAGGCTTCCATTTCCAATCTGAAATGCCTTTCCGAGTAGATCCACCTTCAGCGTAGCCAACAGGACCAGTCGGGTAGTCGGTGGGAATCCGCGCCAGAGCGTTCTGCAACTGACCGATGTTGTATTCCTGATGCTGCTCCCGTGTGAGAGCAGGCTCTCCCGGCATGGTCGGCTCATGGCGGATCACGGGCTGACGAGCCTCCGCTGCGTCCATAGCGGGATAGACCCGGTCGATGGCGCGGGAAAGCTGGTCTAGGAGGCTCTGCTGCTCGGATGTGAGTTGAGGCATGGATTGAGTATCTCCCGTTTTCCCGCCAGAAGACATCGAAATTTTAGGCATTTCAGATTCACCTTCAAGGGCATCTTTTGCTTCAGAGAGCCAATCCTTGACAGACGAAACATCTTCATGATTTAAAATATGAATATAGTTTCCAAACCTTTGAGGCCCAACACTATGATCAGATACCCTAATTTCAGGTGCAATATATCTTCTTCCTCTTACCAAAACTAGCGGAATATATGCACTATTTCCAATTTTTGTTTGAGACGAAGAATATGGATGATTTTCGTCTATATTTGCCTTTAGCTTGTAACCGAGTTCAAGCGCATGATTAGCAATATTATGAGCAATATCAAAAACCTGCTCTCTTGATATTGGATTTTTAATTTTTCCGCCAGAAGCCATAGGCACAGCCCCGCCTATCTCATAGCGACGCTTGATGTTGATCAGCTTGTCATCAAACACGACGTAATTTTGTGTGCCTTTTCCCGCTCCGCGAGAACCGGCGTCAAGGTATTTGATTCCGGGTATGCCAGCTTTAAACAAAATTTTTGATTGCTCAACCCTTGATGGATTTAAAATTTCAAGAACATTCGCAATTGGAAGATTTTCTTTTTCTTTTTGAGTTAGGTGAACAATTTTGCTTAAAAGACTTGACGCATATTCTTGCTCGCTTAGAGGCTTGTCCCAATCAAGAAATTTATCGGGGTGCGCGTTGATGCGAACCTCATAAATATTGCTTCTATTTTTTTTAATTCTTTCAATGGCCGCTTCCGCTTGCTCAAAGTCAAGCAGCCCATCTGCTGCCCTTGGTATACTGCCCATTTTTGCCAAATCGTACAAAACATCTGTGTCAGATTTGCCAGCATTCATCAATCGCAAAATATGCTCTTCCTGCTGATTTAAATCATATTTTGAAAGATTTTTTGCAGTAAACTCTCTATCGTAAGAGCCGCCGCGCCCACTAACCGCTGGGCTTTCGGCAAAATACATACCATAGCCATAACTTTGAGCACCCTGACCAGTACCAATCTTTGATATGTCAAATTTATCAAATTTGTGAGGAGATGAATGATAGGCGTCGATGCCTATCTCTTCCGCAGGGAGAGGAGAGGCGATGTCGGATTCATCGACTGGGCCGCCAGATGCCCTAGCAGACCTGCCCCTGATGCGATTGATGATCTCCTGACCTCGCTTGGACGGAACATCAGGGTTGGGATTGGAGAAGCCGCAACCCCGGCCAAGGTCATACGGGGGCTTCTTACCCTTGCTGGTGAATTGCTCCTTGGTCGGGTCAATCACATGACCCGTATCGCGATGTCGAAGCCACCAATGAGTCGTGCCGTCACCTAGATTTGCAACTTGAGGGACGTAACCGCTTTCCTCGCCGCCAAGCATGTAATACGCGGCCTGAGTAGCTGATCCACAATGACCGAAGGTTGGATGCTCGCCCTCGCTCATCTTCCTGTACTTTGGCTTAAGAAGATCGGGCGTCAGAACAGACTGAATCTTGCCGACAAGATCCTTGGTTTCCTTGTCGGAGAGAGGACGCCTTGTTTCTTGATCGTCAGCCATCTCTGTCTCCAAGATCCTCAAAGATTACCCGTCTTTTTCAGAAATTCAACAAGCGCATCTCCGGTCAACTGAACAAAAGGCTCAATTGAATCGGTAGAAACATATTCATTTTCTTCTATGCCCGGAACAGTAAGATTTCCAAATATATCGCTATAAGAATGCAGAGGTGTGCTCCATACCTTTTTTCTCTTGCCATATGGATCTGTAACTTCTTCTGTATGGTGAAAATCATCTCCGACCCAATAAATGTTGTAATCTTTCAGATCTTTTTTATGAACCAATGCAAGATGCCCATGATTTTTAATGTCATCCTCCATCAGTTCGTTTTCGTGTTTTCCAAGCTTTCTTGCCGCAATTGTCTTTACCCATTCAGGCTTTCTTGAATACCAAGATGCCTTTGGAAGTGATTCTTTATATTCTCCGTATTCGCTTTCAGACATTCCGTAGTCTTCGCTATCCATGTTTTCACTTGTCCAAGTACCAGACTCAGCACTCATCGGATCAATGCCATGCTTCAAATCATTTGGATCTGCGGGGGATGAGTGATAAATAAATCTGTTTTTGTTTTTTACCAAATAGTTGACATCTGGAATTTTTCCCTTGTGATTGTCACTAACAATAATTCCTTCATTTTTATTTTTGGGAACATCTCCTCCAGAAGAAAATTTGCCAAATTCCTCTCCAAGGAAGATCGGCCTGCCGTGGATCTCTTCCCTGATATGTACACCGGGAATTGAAAGAACGGGATGGATATTTTGCGGAACCCCGCCACGAGCCATCATAGGCGCAGGAGGAGGAGGAGGCGCAAACCCGACAGGCTTCACCATGCCAGCCTGCGTTTCCTCGTCGTCGTTTGATAGGCGGAAGCCATAGAAGGAAGGTTCAGGCGCAAGAGGATCGGGGATCATGCCGCTGTCATTCCCACCAGCACGATTGCCGGGGAAGCCAGCTTCATAAGCTGCCTGCTCTCGGGAAGCCTGCTCCGCACCACGACCGGGTCTCGCTCCACCGGGATCAACGACATCGTATCCCTGTTCGCGAGCGGCCTCGTTCAGCTTTTCCGCGCCAAGGGCAACCAGACCCAGAGGTGTGCCACCGATGAATCCAACGATACCGGGGCCTGTGTTCAGTTGCTGCTCTGCCGTTCCCAGAAAACTCCCGCTGGTGTTCCCCACTCCAACACCGAGGGAGCCAGATCCGGGTGGCGAGAAAGCCGTGCCCGTAGCCCCACCAAGCATTGATGGGTCTGATTCAGGAGGAGAGTAGCTGGGAGGAGCATCTGTGCTGAAAGCAGGAGAGTCCTGAGTAGCATCTGGCGCGGAGTCCCCACCGCTTCCAGAATCTCCGAACCCTCCTCCAGAGGTATCCGAGTCACCACCAGCAGCACCACCACCGACCTCAAAGTGCTGCCTAACCTCTCCACCGCGAGCGTAGTAGGAGAAGCCCCGCTTCAGGATCGATTCACGCAGTTCAGGAGTGATCTCGATGCCGGGGAGCGTGACATTCTCTCCGTCATTGCCCTTCACGACATGGGATGTCGGCTGGATCTTGTCTGTATGAGGCTTGAGGACGCGACGGAGAGCGGAAGGAAGCATCTTGTCGTAGAAGGACTTCATGCCTTCGCCACCGACCTTTAGGTCAAGACCCTCAAGGCTAGGAGGGTGCCTATCAATTTCTTCCTGCAACTTATCATTCAAATGTTCACGGGCATCACTCTTGGAGTCAAACTCAAGCATTCCCCCGCCATGATCATGCGAAGGTTCTCCATAAAGGTACAATCCCCACTTATTGCTATTTGGATGCCTTAAAACCTCATATTCATCTAAAAAAGATTTGGAATAATCAGATTTCTCAAGAAGTTTTTCGGCAAGTTCATTTCCAATATACTTTTTGATATCATGAGGCTCTACGTCATTTTCATATATAACATTTCGACCACTTTTATCATATGCATTAAATGACTTATCAAGTGGATGATATGTGACTTTGCTAATCTGTTTGCTCAGATCATATCTCTTTGCCTGCTCCTCACCCGGAGTCCAGACAAGCTTGTCGTATCCTCCGCGAGCGGCTTCTAGCAAAGCGCGCTTGAGGCCAAGCTCGACCCAATGGTCGGTGTTGGTGACGTAGGGGGCTGGTTCAATATGATCATCAAACCCACCCAATCTAGAAACTTCACTATAAAGATTTTTATATTTACTTACTTCATCATTGGGAATACTCATAAGTTTTGCATATCTTTCAAGATCATGCCCCGGATGAAAGCCATATTTGTCTCCAAGATATTTTTGATGTTTGCTAAATTCATTTCTTGCAAATTCTCTTTTTTCTTTCATATCTTTGGTGTCAAAACCCTCATCTCGCCCCTTCTGCGCCCAGTCGGACTGAAGCTCTTCAAGGTGGAGGATGTTGTTATCGGGACCGCGATCCTGCATTCGCAGGTGGGTTACGATGTTTGTAGGTTCCCAATGAGAAGACTTGAACTTCTCCTCTCCGGGAAGATGGAGGAGGACTTCACGATAGTTTTTTGGATCATTTCCAACTGTATATTGTCCGTATTTAGTTGGTTCAATTTCACCTATAGGAGCCTCATCTTCAAGGCGCTTATCTCTTTCAAGAATTAAATTGCTTATTTGACGACGCAATGCTTTTACTGAGCCAATAGCCCCTTGAGAGTACATTATATCTACACGCTGCCTAAGTTCATTTATATCTGAATCATATTCTGCAATAATTGCATCTCGCTTGCTCTTAATTTCAGGATCAATTTTACCACCAAGGACAGTTTCCTTGATCTGAGGCACATTCTGCTCGAAATGCTGGGCGAGATCGTCCTTTGTCACGGACTTCTGGCCCGCAAACTTGTCCTGTACCCCAGACCACTCAAGCTCGGCAGGCTTCACACCCTTCATGGTGGCTAGCATCTGCTGGGGAGTTCCCTTGGATTGGGGGAGGGAACGAGCGGATTCTGCGGCGGAACTGTAGAAGCCCATGTCATCGAGATTGCGAGGCTGGTCTACGTCCCCGCCAGAAGCGTAGCCAACGGCACCACCATCAGCCTTCACGACCACATGATGGTAGACAGGATGCTCCTTGCCCCTGACGCTGATCGTCCCGGCCTGCGGGCCAAGGAACACATCGCCAGTCGTCGTCGGACGAAGCCTCGGCTCGCTCCTTGACTCGGCGTATCGAGCAAAATCCACTCCCTTGGGGAAGTGTGCGTTCAGCGTGTAGTAGTGCTTGCCGCGATGCTCGACGGACACAATCGTGTTCGTGTCCTCATGACCTTCTGGCGCGGTCTGCCACGACCATCCAGCCTTCTGCTTGAACAGGTTCGTCTTGGTCTTCGCCTTGCCAGCAGTCCCGGTCTGGTCAACGGCATCACGCGACGCATTGAAGTAAGGCTTGCCACCCGGACTTACACCGATTGAGGCAACAGCAGACTTGTGTCCCGTCATGTCCTGCTTGTCAGGCATTCCGAGATACTGACCTCCGGGGACGGGAGCGTCGGAGGGGAACATCCTCTGTGGCTTGGGAAAGACAGAGACAGGATTGGAGATGGACGGAGAGATGTCCTTGGGATCAGCATCCCCGCCAAGAGCGAACCTGCGAGGCGAGCGAGCAAGCCTCAAAGCGTCTCGGATGATCCGGTCGTAGCTCATCAGATGCCTCCGCCCATCTTATCGCGCGCAAGCTCGTTCAGGGCCGGGCGGATCAGAGGAGCAACCAGACCCGCGCTCTCGGGATGGACAGCGAGGTTCTGCGCCAGATCCACAAGCTGGACGCGCTCCTTCGACAGGCGATCCTCTCGCTTGTTCTCCAGATCGGCATCCGAGTAGTTCATCTCCGCCTTGGCCTTCTCGGCGTCGATGTTCGTCTTCGTCACCTTGCTGTGCGCGTCGATCTGCGTCTTGGCGTTCTCAAGCTGGAGCTTCTCCTGCTGGGCTTGCACATCGGCCTGCGCGCGCATCGTGTCGGCGTCAGCCTTCTGCTTGTCGATCTTCAGGCGCTCCATCTTCTCGATCAGTTCAGGATGCGGCCTGCCCTGAGCTTCCATTGGGATCAGGAACTGCTCTGGGTTGCTCCAGCCAATCGTCTTCAGGGCTTCCGTATCAATCGCAACCGGGTCGTACATGTTGGGGTTCGCGGCCTGAAGCTGTTTCAAGGCCATGACCTTCATCACCCGCTGCGTATGGCTGGCCGTATTCGGGTCAGCCTGCGGGACAAGCTCGCAATCGTTCAGCGCCTGAAGGAAGGTCTGCTCGTTCCACTCGATGCTGGGCTTCTTGCAACGCTGCCAGAAGCTCTCGGGATGCTCACGGAAGCACCGGACCAGA